GGCGGAAGCTCTGAACGATATCGAAGCCGAACTCAGGGCCGATGACAAACGGACCCAGGCTGGCCCGCTGCGTGTTGTGGGGGGTGCCTGATGCTCAAGTTAAAAGGCGCACTCACTTCTGTAGGCAAAAGCCAGGCAGACCTGGCCCGGGCGGTTGGTGTTAACCGCTCTGCCATCACCCATTTGTGCAACAACAACCTCTGGCCGAAATCAATAGGCCGGGCCGAGCTGGAGCAAAAGATCAGAAGTTTTCTGGAGAGGTGCGGTGCTGCGGCGGCAACCGTCAGCACCGCGTTTGACGACGAAACAGCGCACGACGATGCGCGTCAATCATCAATGTCCGCGGAGGACGAAGAAATGTTACTACGCAAGCAACGCCTGACACCAGCCGCAAAGAAAGCCTTTGGCATCTTTCGGGACCCTTTCGATGAGCTTCATTCACCGGATGAAATGTGGGTGAGCCCGGATATCCGCTACGTTCGGGACTCCATGTATACCACCGCTCGCTACGGGGGCTTTGTGGCAGTGATTGGCGAGTCAGGCTCTGGCAAGAGCACATTGCGTCGGGATTTGGTGCAGCGCATTGAAGATGAACACCTGCCGGTAAAACTGGTGGAACCCTACGTGGTGGAGGCAGAGGACAACGACCGCAAGGGCAAAACGTTCAAGAGCAGCGACATTACGTCCGCGCTGCTCGCTGCAGTAGCGCCGCTGGAAAAGCCGAAAATCAGCCCTCAAGCCCGCTTTCGCCAGCTCCACCAGGCACTGAAAGACAGCCAGGCGGCTGGGTACCGCCACTGCCTGGTGATTGAGGAGGCGCACAGCCTGCCGATTCCGACACTCAAGCATCTGAAACGTATCCTGGAACTGGAGGTCGGCTTCACCAAGCTGGTATCTGTAATCCTGATTGGCCAACCAGAGCTTGCTGACAAGCTGTCGGTAAATCGCATGGATGTTCGCGAAGTGGTGCAGCGGTGTGAGGTGGTTAGCTTGAACCCAATCGATCCTGCGGATCTTGCCGAGTTCCTGGCCTTCCGGTTTGAGAAATCTGGCCGCAAGGCGGACGGCTTCCTGGAGGAATCTGCCATTGATGCCATTGTGGCCCGGCTGCGCCTGCCCAGCAGAAAGCGCGATGTGCGAGTTTCCAACCTGTACCCCCTTGCCGTTGGCAACCTGATGACCGCAGCCATGAACCTGGCAGCAGAGCTTGGCGCGCCCCAGATAGATGCCCAAACCATCAACGGAGTCGGCTGATATGACTATGTACCCAACTGCTTACCTGGAGCACTACGCCGACAAGTACGCGGCCAACATGCTCTACAAACACGGCCTGAAGCTAGATGCATACCTGGCCGATCCGGCCCGGTATGAGCACCTGCTGAGCGCGCCGTTCCCGCTGACGCCAGCGCAGACCAAGGTTCGCGTGCGGCTCATACGTGAAGAGATCCTGCACGAGCAAGCCGAAGAAGTTGAGCAGCAGCTGAATGGTCTGCCACGCAACAACTTCCGGCCGTTCGAGCCACTTCGCCACCAGCGACACCCAAAGCGTCGCGAGATTGCCAGCTGCTTCAAGCGCTCCCGCCGCCCTCAACCCCAAACCACATGAGGCTTTGCTTTATGACCACTGAACCGAATTCCGACAAGTTCCGCCGTAACGCCCAGGGGCACCTGGTTCCAATTGACAAGATCAAAGACATAGACCGGCTCCGCGATGACCTGGTACTGAGCCTGATTGAACGTGTGAACAAGCTTCACGAAAACATGCGTTTGTTCAAAACAGAGGTTGCCAGTGAGATTGATGCATTTCTGGAGCTTAGCGCCAGCGAGTACGACACAGCTTATGGCGGCAAAAAAGGCAACGTGACGCTGCGCAGCTTTGATGGCCGGTACATGGTCAAACGCAATATTGCAGACCGTGAGGTGTTCGATGAGCGCTTGCAGGTGGCCAAAGAATTGATTGATCAGTGTCTCCATGAGTGGACGGCTGACAGCCGCTCTGAAGTTCAGGCGCTGGTTGAACACGCTTTTCAAACCGACAAGGAAGGCAAGGTAAGTCTGAGCCGAGTGCTTCAGCTCCGGCAGGTGAACATTACCGATGAAAAATGGCAGAAGGCCATGCATGCGATCGCCGATGCCCGCCAGGTGATTGGCTCAGCCAAACACCTGAACTTCTACGAGAGAGAGGGTGAAGACGGCCCGTATCGTCACATCCCTCTCGATATTGCCAAGCTCTGAAGACTGAACCACCCCGATCTGGGACATAACCAAGAGGAACTACCTGTGAACAAGAACCAACTGATTGACGCGCTGATTGCCAAGCACCACCAGAAGCGCGAAATGTGCCTGCTCAGCAAGGCCGACATGACTGTCGTGGTCGAAGGCCTTAGCGATATCGTGCACGAGCAGCTGGCCCGGGGCGAAGAAATCACTCTGCCTGGTATTGGCAAGTTCAGCGTAACCGAGCGCGCCGCCCGCACAGGCCGCAACCCACAGACCGGTGAGGCGCTGGAGATCCCGGCCTCGCGGCAACCGAAGTTCAAGGCAGCAAAGGTGTTGAAGGAGGCGGTAGCTAATGGCTGAGCTGGCCCACAAATCCGAAGCCCTGAGTATGGGCACAAAGGCGACGATCTCAATTTCAACCGGCCCGGAAGGCCTGAACATCGGCGTGGACTTGCACGGGGACAACATGACAAGCAACCCAACGTGTGTTCAGTGCCTGGCCATGGTTGGCGTGGATGCGATTCGCGACGCCATCAGAGAGCAATTCAACGTCACCAGCGAGAAAGTGGAGCGCCTACAAAAGGAGCCCAAACCACACTAAGCGAAACGCCCCAGCCGGGGCGTCTGCCGGGCGTGGTGGCCCGGTACTGATGAGCAGCCAAAGTGAGCCTTATTTATGACAAACAATGTAACAAGCCTGTTCGGAAAGGACGGCGATCAAACATTCATTATTTGCCCTTGCACGGAAGAGGGCACACCAGTTACTCCCGTTGTCATTCACGGCACGAGTGGTCCAATCATTACCTCGTTAATGTGCCCTGACTGCGAGAAGGTCATTCCGGTGGTCAACGGAATACTGCAGATCGGGGTGGCCGTATGAGGCCGAACAACCGCAAGGGAGTTCTTGCCCAGATCCACATCGCCCGCAAAGAGCTAGCCCTGGACGACGATACCTACCGCCAGATGATCGCCACCGTCACCGGTGGCAAACGCTCCTGCTCTGACTGCAACGTGGCAGAGCTGCACAAGATTGTGCAGCACATGAAAGACCGAGGCTTCAAGGCCCGGCCGCGCAAGCGTGTGGCCCAGTACCCGGGCACCCCGCACAACCTGGATCGGGAGCCCCAGCTGCAGAAGATCGAGGCCCTGCTGGCCGAACTGAAAGCCCCGTGGAGCTACGCCGATGCCATTGCTAAGCGGCAGTACAAGGTCGAACGCGTGGCTTGGTTGAGGACGGTTGAGCAGTACACGGGCGTGATTGCAGCCCTTGATGTAGAACTAGAGAAGCGCCGCCTGCTGAGCGCACTAGAGCGACACCTGGAAGAGCAGAATTTAACGATTGAAGACCTGGAAAAACAGGTTTCCGGGCTGCCAAAGAACTGGCGCAGAAACCGAAAGGTGCTGGCCCGTTTGTGTGTTCACTACATGGGGCCGGATGAATGGCTTGCAGAGCACCGAACAGGAGCGGACGCATGAAGCTCGGCCGCTGCCCCATCTGCCACAGCCACCTGCACCTGGACGCACTGATACAGGACGACGCTGGCAGCGAACTGCTGGGCCTGCTGTCTGGCCTGGGCCGCCCCCTGGCCCGGCCCCTGGTTCAATACCTGGGCCTGTTTCGGCCCGCGAAGAGCGATCTCAGCAACGCCCGGGCGCTGAAGCTCGCACAGGAAACACTGGCCATTGCGGACAGAGACAGCCTGGTAGCGGCCTTGCAAGACACCGTTCGAAGCCTGCACGAGAACCACCCGCTGAAGAACCACAACTATCTGAGGCAAGTGCTGGCCAGCGTGGCGCCGGATGCCCGCAAGCCAGCCGCTGAAGCGGAGAACCGCCGACCAACGGTAACGGAGAAGAAGCAGGGTATAGATGAAAGCCCTGAGGAAGCGCAACGCAAGTGGGAAGCAGACATGCGAAGACGAGGGATCGACCCGGACCAGTATAAGGCTAATAAATAGAAGGAGGTTCCAGTGTCTCGAATGAAAGTATTGCGCCACGAACTATTGAGGGATCTTGCCGACCAGGCAAACTCCCTCCTGTCGGATTATGGTGTGTCGACCGATGTTGCCGAGCAGGTAGGTTGCGCACTCGCCGATCACCTGGCGCAGCACTGGGGAGGACAGCTAATCAATTTTCCGAAAGATGCATGCTTTAAAGTAGCCCAGAGGGATCTGGACATTTGGACAGAGTTCAACGGAAGGAATCACCCGTATCTGGCTCAGAAATACAACTTGTCTCAAAGGGCGATTTACGACATCGTTAGACGTATGAAGAGGCAAGCAATGGAAGATCAAATCGACCTTTTTGATCCTGACTCAGATTGAAACGCTCTTTCAATTCTTGTCCCGCTATTTTCCGATCCATTTTGCTATATCCCACCTTTATCTCGCTTTTCCTTAAACACTTATCTCACTTCCCCTCACCCCGCCACCCCGATGCTTCTGAACTCCGAACTGTAAGCCATAAGAGTGCAGAAAAATTTGCCTTGTGGTGTTCGTTCTCGGGTGATCAGTGAAAATCTCTGGAGCTAACTGGTAA